TTTATGATACTAATAAACTTATCACCTGCAAATGTGCCACCAAGACACACATCAATCTCATCACCATCTTTCCAGTTAGTCTCACCATTCATTTTGGTGTGAGTCATTGCTAATTGAATCTTTTCAATTACTTCTTGTGTTAGTCTCATAATTAAAACTCAATAGAATTGCTTTGTGGTAATCCAAGTTCTTCTTCTGGTTCAAAAGGAAGTCTGTCAACTGCTTTTGGTAATCCCTGTTGACCAGGTAATTCCTCAATAGGAGTTACACTAACATCAACTGTCTCTGGATTGATAGGTTTAGGAGCATCTATTCTCCTATATGTCAATTTCTGAACATACTGATTAACAAGAATCAAATTTTGTGCAGTTCTCTCACGACCACAGTCAGCATACTGTTCACCTTTCTCATCAAAAACTCTATACACAGGATACTTAGTCATCTGTTGTTGAACCTATACTGAATGGCATCTTTGATTGAGTTGTACTCAGATGATTTACCTGCTTCGTCTGCGACGAAAACTTCGTCAAACCCAGATCTTTCTATAATTTTTTGTCTTATTTCCAATTGCTTCTTCTCCTTCTGTATCCTACGTAAGAAAGCATAGTGTATAATCTGAGTAAAATATGCAAAAGGATTCTTTGACTTTTCAGGATTGAAATTGTTTATATACTGTACACAATTTTCTATACCATCACATATCATATCATCCTTGAACATATAGTTCACGAAGTTTGGTTTGTATGAGAGGTGTGTGGCAATCTTTAGAAAGCATTCACCCAGATAGTTTGTAATCCTTGGTTTAGGTTGTCCCAATCCTTCTGCATCTACGATAGATTGCTTGTAAGCAACAATGGCAGCAAGAAACTCCTTGTTATTTACATAGTGTTCAGATCTTTTACGTGCCATTATGTACGAACTTGTATATGATTATTATAGCACAGCTTGACAACATATACAATTACATGTACACTAACAGTGTCGCTGTTCAGAAGCATTCTATTAATCCTTCTTAGGTTCTTTAGAAGCATCATCATCATTATATAATTTTTCTATAATACTTCTAGATTTTTCTACAGAATTTATATATCCCATCTTACGGTCTAAATCAGGATGAGTTCTTTTGAAACCACTTGACACTATTGAATAATAAGTATCAAGAACCATCTCATCTTTTATTTCAGACAAAGTAATAACTTTATCCATATTTAAAATATAACATTCTTCATCACTCATTTTCATCCATGGTTCAAATTTATACCCCATTGGTATATGAGCACCAGGCGAACGAACTTCTGAACACACTACAGGATTATCAATTATAATTTTTTGATCGTTGTCATTATCAATAATAACTTTAGATAAAATTTCCTCACCACTTACTAGTTTTATAGTCGCTAAAAATTCACTGTAAGGTTCATCAGATTTTGATTTGGATGATGTCATAATTAAATTTCTCCTCGTTGTAATACTTGATGCGTTCGATAAGATGATTCAAAGTATAATTTTGCTTTGACCCTTTCTTACAATCGTCAGCAATATCGTACAAGGTTGCTTCTACTTTTCCACTACCTTTCCTAAGGACTCTCCCAATGGATTGGAGGTTTCTAATTCTGGACTTTGAGGGACTGGCGAAGATGATGTTGTGCAACCGCTTAATGTTAATCCCAGTACTAAAAGTACCGTAGCTAGCGATGATAATTGCATTGTTTTCTTGTTCTGTAATTTGACGTACGTGTTCACGTTCTTCAACGTCTACACCACCATGAACGAAAAAAACTTTGCGTTCATTAGTATTTATTAGATCATATAGCACCTGACCGTGGGTTTCCACCCTACTGTAGAGTATTAAAGTATTACCTTTCAAGTCTAGTGCTAGGTTTTTTATGAAATTATTTCTTTTTTCATGACCTATAAGATACTGTACTTCATCCTCATATACATCAAACGTTCTAGGTTCGTGCTTTAGTAACAATATTTTTATAATAAGTTGAGCAAGATATCCTGCATCCTGAAGATCTTTTGTATTGATAATTTTATAAGATGGTCCAAACAAACCTTCTAGCACCCACTTATGTGTTTGTGTACCGTCTAATGTACCTGTAAAACCATAACGATATTTTGTATCATACATCTTAGTCATGATACCTACCAAAGATTTTGATTTGAATTGATGTGCTTCGTCACCTACAACAGCATCAAACTGTCTGAACCACTTCTTATCTTGTTTGTATATGGATTGCCAAGTTGATATAATTACACCCTTAGTACTCAAGAAATCTTTTCCTGCATATATCCTATGACAATACCTCTCACTCTCCCACCCATAGTCTTCAAAGTCTTTATACATCTGTTCGACCAGAGATGTAGTAGGAACAACTATCAACACCTTCCTGCCACTCTCAGCATGGTATCTTGTGATAGCATATATCATAAGACTTTTACCTGAACCAGTCGGTGATATAATTAGTCTTCTATTTCTTTTTAGTGCATCATAGACACCATCTATCTGATAGTCTCTTGGTTTATATTTTGATATATGTGTAAGGTAATCTTTTACTCCTTCTCGACCAATCTTCTCATCTTCTTGATACGGAAGTCCGTAATGTTTATTGTCCTCAAACTCAAATTGATAATTATATCTCTTACAAAAAGACGCAACTTTATCTAGAAGTCCTACATATATCTCACCTTTATTGATGTTATATAATCTTATCTTACCATCCCAATACTTACTGCGATACTGTGGCATGAACTTAGCACCAGGTACATCGAATGTAAACTCATCCGATAGTTCATGTCTTATATGAGGATCACATTTTATCTCAAGAAATACTTCGTTCTTCTTTTTGATAACAAGATCAGCCATAACCAGAAGAGAACCTTCGCCACTCAATAGCATTTTTTATTTGATAGGTTCTGTTAGAAATTTGCTTTAGTATCTCTTCAAGATACTTGAGCATTGCATCGTAGTATTCGATCTTGAGTTTAGTCTTTGTCAGTTTTTCATCTGAGTCAAGATACAACTTCAAGTCATCTTTGTCTCTGACTTTATATGGAAAGGGTTCTTCTGCATATATGTCTGCAGTTGCTTTCCCAGTGTAATACTTCCTACGTTCTAATAGAATACTTGCATACTGCTGTTCATCACGCTTTCGCATGAGCAGTATCGTATTATATAGGTCGTAATATTTACAATGTAACTGTGGGATACGTAAGGATTCATTATCAAGTTCATCCTGATTCATTACTGAATCTTTATTCCACATTGCCTGTATTGCTTCTACGCTACAAGGGTTAGACTTTCTTTCCATTGACATCAATCACATTAAACATAGTATACTTAAAGGTAACGGTTGCTGTATAGTATTCTTGCTGCTCTGCTTTTGAATCAAATGGAACACCACTCAATTCAATAGGAAACATATCTCTAAACTTTACTTTTACTGAAGGATTGTAATCGCTATTCAATACGATAAGAGTAGCATCAGATCTTTCATTGAAAGTATCACTAGGATCACTCTTAGGTAATAAATTTTTCTCATCTGCAAGTGAAGCATACTGATCTAATGATTCTGGAAAACCTAAACTTGTAATCCATTTATAGATCTCAAGATAGTTTTCCATATTTTCATCTACCATAAATGAAAGTTGCAAATCTTGAAATTGCATCTTGTCACCAGGTACAGGAATATTCCTTAGATATGATGGTTGCTCTGCTACACCTAATGTTATAGAGGGTAAGTTTGCTGCATTGCAATAAAAATCTACCTTAGGACAACGCTCTAAGGAAAACTTAAACCCAATGACAGAAAGAAAATTCCTATCAGAAACTTCTTTCCAAGTGCTAGGATGTAATGATTTTCTAGTTGGCATTACATGGTTACTTTTTTATATTTATGCCCAATACTCATCAAGAGTATCCATTGCTTTGTTCATATATTTTCTAGCACCATTGCACTCCCATTCTCCCATCTCACCAATTTCACATTTGTAATCCAATTCTCTTTTCAGTTGAAACAACCTATTTGTCATATCAACTTTTGAAAGTCTGCCGTTCATTGTTCCTATGGTTACCTTCGTATAGTAGTTAGGTAAGAAAGTACCTGTTCTCGTACTTCCATCAGCTCATGGTAACATTTCTGGTTGTGAGCACAGTTCCTAAGTTTACTATCTGGTTTATGAACACTCTCGGTAAAAATAGTAAGAGCATCATTCCACTTCTGATCTTTATCCATTACAAGTTGATAATTTCAAAATCTTATGTTACTATATAGAACACATTGATCGCTGTTTTTACAGGGATCGTATTTAATCAATTTAAAAATGGCACTCAAAGTAAGGTTTGAAAACCTCACGGTAGAGGATATCAAGTCAAAGAATACGGCTCAGGATGATCCGCTTCTAGATTTCCCACTACTAAAATTCATAAGATTTTCATTAGAATATCTAAAGCATCTATCCGCTACAGATAATGGATGCAGAGGAGTAAGTCAAGAGAAAGGAAATGTTCATGCTCTTAATGCTTCCTTTCATTCTGGAGGATGGGCATTAAAGGAATGGCCGTTTCCTTTTATAGTTGCAGATAAAATATTAAAAAAACTAATTGATCGTAGGCATTCTTTTGCTGCTGCTCACCAATTAGCAATTCAAAAAGTACCTGCTGCAGAGTACAAATTAGTTAAAGATCATAAGTATAGTTTTCTAAAATTAGATTCTATCATAACTTTAGCAGGTCTTTATATAAATGCGACTGATGGTAAAGTAAATGCTGTTCAGGATCATTTTGTCTTTGCTTGCGTAAGAGTGTGTCAAGAAAATAATCTTGATCACACTAATATTAAAATCGTAAGAGAACTTCTTAATTTATGTGGAGTTGAGAAAAGATACAACGCCAAGGCTGCTATAACCACTATAGAAACTAAGATCCAAAACTGGGGTGAACAACCCACAAGGATGACAGAAAATTCTACAGAGGGTGAGTTAAAAGATTATCTGGATTCAGATGGTTGTATCTTTGCTGATAACAAAACAGATAAAGATAATACAAAACTACTCACAATGGTTGCTGATACCAACTTCAACAAAAGATATGCATGGGATTTACTTCGTCATCTCTGGCAAGCAGAGAAAGGTGAATATAATATAAGGATACTTATACAGTCTAGAAAAAGCACCGCACTTGGTGTGACATGCGATAGGGATGATCTTATTTGCAGAACTGTTGAATACTGTGATCTAGCATACAACAGTTACAAAACACATGCTAAAGATGTTATCAATGGTAAATTAAAAGCTACTGGATGGACTGTTGATTTTCCATACAAAAGTGTTCATAGTTTGACGGGTGAGGTTTGTTTCCTTCATCAACTTGAAGGTGAAACTGAACCAACTCAAATAGATTTCACAGATTATATGGAATTGGATATATAAGCATAAAAAAAGAGGATCCCGAAGGATCCTCTTGAAAAAATATAAGCGTCTCGCTTACATAAGGTTGGTAACCTTAACTCTTCTGTAGTATCTGTTGCTGTTAGCAGTGATACGTCCAAGTCCCTGAGTTGTACCTTCAGCGAATGGGTTGGCAACCATACCATATCTGGTCTTGAAGCCAATTTTTGGTTGGAATGTGTCCTGACCAACCGCACGAACCATCTGTAGTGGAACGTAAGGGCAGTAGAATAATCCAGCATCATAAGGAGATGAACCCTTATAACCCATAACGTAGTACTGGTTAGCGTCTAGGTTAGCAGCGAATGGATCGATGTAAACCTTGTAGCGTCCGTTAAGTGTACCAGCGAAGGTGTTACCTGTATCATCAACAGTCAAGTTGCTGTTTAGTGCAGGTGTATAATCTAGTTGTCCAGCAGCAGTAAGTGCAGAAGCAACGTCAGCAGAACAAAGGATGATGTTCCCCTTGCCACGACGAGTTCTTTGTGCGATTGCGTTAGCATCACGCTCTAGTTGGAAGATCATACCTTTGAACTTCTCAACCATCCAACGACCATTACTGTCGGTGTCTAAGTCAAACGCACCAGCAGTTGCTGTGTTTGTTTGAGCACCAGCTTCAGCAGCCTTGTAGATTGTACGAACGATCTCTCTGTTGATTTCCGCAAGGATCTCAGTAGAAAGAATGTTTGCTAACTCAGCTTCTGCGTCTAGACCATGAATTGCCTTCAAGTCTTGAGCAAGTTCTAGTGAGTACTCAGCTTTCAACGCACGAGACTTAGCAGTAACGCTAACTTTCTCGATGCTGAATGCCATCTCACGGAAGTCATTAGAAGCAGCGTCTCCTAATTTCTCCAAATCTTGTGTTTTGAAACCTTGTCCAACGCCATATGCATTGTCTGAACCACCGTTCAGGATGCTTGGGTTAGTACCGCCTTGAGCAGTTGTACCAAAACCAACGCTTGTACCACCGTCAGTAGCTCCTGTGTAATCACCTTGATCAAGTGATGCGTTGGAGTTCTGAGCAGAGAACGCTGAATCTGGTTCGTTGAATAATGCTTCTGTTCCGTTCTGGTTGTCGAACTTAGATCTCATTGCGAAGATCAAACCAGTAGGTCCGTTCATTGGCTGAACACCAGCAAGGTCATAAGCGACCAAGTTAGGCATTGCACGACGGATAAGGCTGATCAACACGGGGTCGAAACCAGCAACAGGACCACCTGTAGCAGCAGAACCAGAGAAACCTGGGTTACCTGTGCCTGAAGGGTCTGTGTTTACAGTTGGAGGAGCTTCAGATAAGAATGCTCTCTCTTCTCTAAGAAATCTTTCTTGGTTTTCTAGAAGTTGTGCAGTAACCGCTTTCCTATGGTTGTCCTTGATGTTATCAAGTCCTTCTGCCTCTAGGAGAGGTTGCCACTTCTTCTGGAGTTGTCCAGAGTTAAACATGTGAGTTTTCCTTTATAGTGATAAGGTTGAATTTAATCTATTGGAACTTATGAAGTGCCTGAAGATACTGTCCCATTGCTGGGCTTACGTCTTCGTTAATAGAAGTCTCTTCAGTGACTTCTTGGGACTCAGTTACAGGTTTCTTAGCAAAGTAAGATTCCTTAAGTGTATTGAGTTTTGCCCTGTATTGTTCTTCACTCTCAAACTCAACACCTTTAGCTAGTTCAGCAAGCTTCTCCTTTTGGGATAATGCTAAACCTGCACTTGCTTCGTCAAGGATGTTGTCTGATACAGATACTGATAAACGCTTGGTCAAAGACACATTGCTATCGATCTGCTCATTTAGTTTATTCTCCATTTCATCTAGTTTAGTGACCATCGCCTCTAAGACATCATATTTTTCTTCAGGGATTGAAACATAATGTTCTTCAAAAAGACCTTTGAGGCCAGTCATGAAGGATTCAGAGAGTTCCCCTCTGATTCCCGACTCTACCTGAAGAGCATTCTCTTCGATCCACTCAGTCGCAACATAGTGGAGGTAGTTGTCTACTCGCTCTTGAAGTTCAGCTTTGAATGAAGCAACTGATTCTACAAGTTGCTCATCATACTTCGCCTCAAGCGATTCTTTTACGCTAACAATCTTCGACTTTACAGTCGCTTCAAAGATTGTACGTGCTTTTTCTTGGAATGTGTCAGATAGTTCTTCGCCTTCAAATAATGCTTTTACATCATCTGTAAGGTCGATGTCTAGTTCCTGAACTTCTGCTACGGTCTCGGTAGTCTCTTCGGTAGATGCTTCGACTTCTTCGTTAGCACCTCTACCATAACCAGATGACTTCATGCCAACTGGTCCAAGAGGACCATCTTGTTGAACAGTACCTGCAGTACCTTTAGTTTGAGGGTCGCCAGTCTGAGCAAATGCAGCACCAGGTGTTTTCAACTTGTTGCTGTTGTCAGTCGGCTTAGAATTAGTAGGTGTTGGTCCACCTAGGTCTTCTATTGCTGCGTTATCGGGTACATAATTTGGAGTGGTTGCTTTAGGTTCTGCTGGTTTAGCACCTTTAGTTACCTGGTTCTCCATCTCATGTAGTTCGCTGTTAGATGCGGTCATTGTTACCAGTCCGTAGTTTATTCCTTAGAATTTCTTTTATTATTTATAGAATTATAGATCCCGTAAGAACTTAGAGAACAAAGCAAGCTTATGTTCTTCAAGTTTTCTTTGATCTACTAAAGTATTTATAGTGCGTTTAATCTGTTCTGCCTGTTTTTCACGCAAAACTGCACCTTCCCATACCCATTCTTTTCCTTCCATAACACCGTTTACAAATGCATCGGGTGCAGATGGATCTGCTACTATGTCAGCAGCAGTTGCAAGCATGAAGTCTTCTCCAACATAAGATACACCTTCATGTTGACTAATAGATCCCATACCCCTAGATGAAACACCTAGTTTGACACCATCAGCAAGAAGCGATTCCGCTATCTTACCCATAGGTGTTTTTAGAATCTGTGCTTTACCCATAAAGTTATTTCCTTCTTGATGAAGAGAGACAATTTTATGTGATACACGGTCTAAGTTGATCTGTGGACCATCGGGGTGACCCAACTCTCCAAGAGCACGACCTTTAGATACAAACTCATCACTATATCTCTTGACTTCTTTTACCATAGTCTGAATAGGATAGCAACGCTTATTGCGATTGACTACCTCAGCCTGTAAAAATGGTCCTGAAATATACAGAGTTTTCTTGCCGTCTTTTTCTTCGGTAAGAATATCAACTGATTCAATTTCTTCTGAAATTAACTTCATCCTACTCCTACCTCGTTTAAGTGCAATGTGCATCCTGATGCTGTCTCAGGTGCTAGTCTAAAGATCACCGACTTAGATAATGTTGCAGTGCCAGTGAAATCTGCTAGTGCAGAACTGTTGGCATTGACTGTAATAGTTTGCTTATAATCATTCCAACGTTGTGGATTTGATTTAGCAGTAACTTCTACATGAGCAATAAGTGTATTCCATGCACCTACTGCTGAACCTGTCAATGTAACATAATCACCGACTCGGATCTTGCTATCAGTATGATCAATAGTCAAAACAGCAGATGTTGCTTTACTTATTGCTGATACTGGTGCGTTTGCAGGGTGTCCATATCTGTAAAGGAAGTCATCTCCCTTTGCTACATGGAATGATCCAACACCTGCTTGGTTTGCTGTATTACAAACCGCAATGTGTCCTGCTGCTTTATCGTCCGAACAAACTACGTATAATATTCCAGTCTTTATAACTGAAGCACTGGTAACAGCAGATGTGGCATTTGCACTAGACAATTCACCATAGTCTGTAACTAATGATAATGGTTGTGATGCACTCATTCTTCTGTTTCCGTTGTAGGTTCTTGTTCAACTTCAGCGTTTGCTTCAGGTTCAACAACTGAATCTACTGGTTCTTCTTCAGGAACCTGATCACCAAACAATTCAGACGCAATATCTGGAGTAACTTTATCTACTAAACCTGATGATTTAGAATAGATAATACTCTTGATAGCATCCGAAACCTCATTAGCAGGGGCATCGTTTGCAATCATATCAATTAATTCGGTTGAATCCATAATCAGTAAAACGCTATAACTTATTTATATCTTGGCTTTTTTGATGTTTATTTCTGGTGCTTCAGTGCGTCCACCATTCTTAGCGTCATCAAGACTACCATCTTTAGGTGATTTTCCTAAATTGTTTTTACTAGTCTTACTTTTACTACCATTACCGTTACCATTTGCAGGTGGCATTTCAGCATCTATACCTGCCTGTAACATCATATTCTGTTGCTCTAATGGAAGACCTACACCTTGTGCATTTTCCTCTTCCATCTCTTGATTCATCTCTTCTATCTCCTCATCAGTCTGACGCAATACTTTACGCTTGACATAATCTCTTGAATAGTATGTGCCGATGTATGGTTCAATAGCAACCATGATGTTTAGACGTTCAGTCATCAACTCATGATCTTTTAGTTCTGCAAAATGATTGTCATACACATAATCAAACTGTATATGCTCACGCATCTTAGCCCAATCTTCTGGGGTAACGATGTTCTTTAGAACCAATTGTGTTTTCAATAGATCTAAGAAGAGACCACTAAATCTCTTTCTCAACCTACC